CTATACAATTGATAATATACTCTGTTACCTATATCTGTATAACTACATTCTTCAATATATCTTGCAATTAATAATTGTTTTTCCTTATATGTTAATATCTCTAATCTGTCATCTACTGTTTCCACATCTTTTCTTAGTTTTCTTATTTCCTCTTCTAGTTTCGCTATATCTTCTTCTAGCTTTATTCTTTTATCATCTGTTTTAATAATACTGTTTCCTGTTTTGTCTGATATAGTATTTTTACTATGTATTCCTTCCGTATCATAATTTATTCCACTTATACTAGTATCTACTACTAGATTCTTTAATTCTATTCTTTTGTTCTTTAATTCTTTTAATCTAATGTTTAATGTAGCTTTATTTTCTTTATAGTTTTTTAATAATTTAATTAAGGTTTTAATTTCCAATCTTTTGTACCTCCTACAATTTATATTATTTTCTTTAATTCCTCTTCTAGGTTTAATTTCTTTTTATCTAATTCTATATTGTGTTTCTCTAAATCTTCTATTTTCTTATCTAGTTTTATAAAATAACTTATAGGTTTTGAGTTTATATATCTTAATATTGCTTTGTAAATATCCTTTTTCGTTATATTGGAATGTGTTACATAAGTAAACTTTTTGATTTCTATGTTACTTATTTTAATCTTCACGCTTATTGTCCATGACATATCGAAAAATCTCCATCCGTCTGCTCTGATTGATTCTGTATTGTGTTCTATAGAATAACTTAAATTATGTTTTAATCTTGCATTTATTTCATCTATTTTTCTTTCTAAATAAAACTTATATAACTTCTCTTCTGTTAATAATTTATTTTTTAATTCATTTTGAATATCATCTATTTCTTTTAATCTTTTTCTTAACTTAAACATTTGTATTCCTCCCTTAATTTTATAATTCAAATAATTTATTAATTGCATACTCTAATCCTTCTATTTTTCCATTTATTCTTAACATTTCTTCTCTACAACTATCTTTTTTTAATCCTTCTAATCTCTTTATTTCTCTTTCTAAAAAATTTTTCATTGTTAATTTAGTCATATTATGAGGCTTATTATCATAATATTGTACTTCGTCGCATTCTATTGGTATCTCAAGTACTTGTTCTTTATTTAATTGTTTTTCTAATTCCATATTTCTTCCTTTTAAGTATCCTATTTGTTCTATTATTTGTGTATAACATTCTACAGAAATTAACATCGTTGGCTGTGCAAAGCCTTTGTCATTGATTACTTTAACATTATTCATATTTAATCTTTCTCCTTCACTTTCCCCTATTTTAATTCTCATATTATCTCCTTATGTTTAATTTATCTATTAATACTTCCACCTGCATTTACATTACCTCTTATTTCATCACAATTTACACTACCTCCACAACTAATATCTCCGCCAACATTATCACAATTTATTGAGCCTCCTGCTTTTATATTACCTTTAACATTGTCACATTCAACTGATCCTTCACATTCTATATTTTCAACATCTCCATATACATATATATTGCTTTTCTTTTTTGCCTCTTCTGATATTATCTTTCCATCAACATATACTTTATTATTAATTACTTGTATGTTATTTCCATCGCATTTTATTTCTTTGCCATTTATAATTATCTTGTTCATTGTTACCTCCTACTATTTCTATGTAGCCTCCTCTTTCTTTTTAGTCATCTACTTAACTATTCTGCTTTTATACATTTATTTTCGAATTTTTTATAAGCATCAAAATATATTTCTTTTTTATCTCCATTGTAAGTCAATTCATAATACATTCCATCTTTTAAATCTGTACTTAATAATGCTTTACTGTTTTGTAATATCTTACAACTCCATACTATATACACATTAAAATTTGGTATCTCATCTGTTTTGTCTAAATGCTCTATTGCATATTCTCTTACTAATTGTTTTGCTTTTTTTATAAATTCTTCATTGCTCATTTATTTTTCCTCCTCAAAATTTAATTTTATATTATTAAGCTTAATTAAGTTCTTAGTTTCTGGTTTTAATCTCTCATATTTATCCTTACTTATATTTATTGACTTTACTCCCATTGCTATAAGCTGTTCTATCTTTTTATCTTCTTTCAATCCTCTTCTCTCCTTTAATAGTGTAAATATTCTAGCCATAAATCTTTGTGCTGAATGAAATTTTCTAACCTTTCTATCTTTTTTTCTAAACTTCCATCTATTTTATAAAGTAAATTTTCCCATTTTCTTATTTCGTTTGTTATTGCATTTACTCTTTTTGTATTTCCTACTTCTAAATAACCTTCTAATTTCTTATTTAATTTTTTTATTCTTTCTTTTATCTCTTCTTCTGTCATAACGCTTCTCTCCAATCTATTATGCTATTTTTTTCTTCTCCAATGTCCGCAGCTAGTTGATTCCCCACTTGTAACTGTATATTTTTGAATGCATTTTATTAAACCACAACTGCATCTTACTAGAAGATATCTTCTTTTGTTTGTTCTTTCTATATATTCGTCTAATACAGTCCATTCTCCATATTTCTTTCCAATTAAATTAGATTTTTGAGAAATATAATATGGATTTTCTGGTAAACTTCTACCTTTAAAATTATTTAAATAATATTGTTTATATAGATTTCTATTTTGGATTCTCCATTCTTTATGATATTGTTTTATATGCTCTTTGTTTTGTTTTCTCCATTCTTTTAAATATTCTTTAGTTGCACTCATACCTTATTTCCCTACTTTCTCTAAATAGTCGCAAGTAATCATATCGTTTTTTGACATCTCAACTATAAATTCTAATGCTGTTCTCCTATCTCTATATCTGCAATTAGCTCTTTTATGTATTCTTGGATCATTATCTTCCCATTTAACAATATCTACCATTACGGGGCTTAAAAATATATACTGTACACCTCTAGAAAAACATAAATAATAACACCCATCATAAGGCTTCTTGCATTTTTTAAATCCTATTTTTTCAAACTCTTTCATATCTACTGTTGGTACTAACATCGATTGTCCTCCTTATCTTTGATATTCTACAATTTTAATTAATTCAAAGTCATCTTTAAAAAATAGTAAATCTTTATAAGGTAAAGTCTCATAATCTTCTGCACCAAATTCTCCAAATTCAAATTCTATTTCATCAGAATTAAATATTATATCTTCTAATTTTATTCTATTAGATTTTTGTCCATTGTCTTTATTTCTTAATTGTATAAATATATCCATTTTACTTCTCCTTATTAATTATTTTTATTCCTTGAAATTTTGCTATTTGTAGCTCTTGCTTTGTTATCCATTTCTGCCACTTTCCACATTCGCCACAGTATAACCCTCTTCTATTTCCTTGTATTTCTACAAATAAACTTCTTTTACTTGCTCCACATTTATTACATTTTATTTGCATTTAATCACCTAACTTTCTTCCACATCGTGGACAATAATTTATTGGTATTTCTGTAAATAACATTCCAAAAACTCCATTACCTCTGTTCTTAAATATTTGTAAAGTTCCTTTTGCCTCATTTAAAGACATAAGATAATATTCGTCTATTTCTTCGTGACTTTTTCTACATAAACATTTTTCTTCATTTTTTTCTTTCTTCCCTTTTTCAAACTTTTTAAACCATTCTTGATACATATTATTTATCCTCCAATAATTTTTTCTAAAATGTCTAAAATATGATTAACTCCTGCTATGCCAAAATATGCTTTATCTTTTTTATTTGAAAAATTTTTATTAAATCTATCTTTAATTTTTTCTATATTTTCTTTTACTTTTTGTTTTGATATAAACTTTTCTTCAAATTCTGGTGTATCTACATATACTATTCTTTTATCCTTTAAATCATCTTCTAATACTTGTAATTTATCTATTTTCTTTTTATCTGCTTCTCTTTCTGCTAATATGTGGTCTATTGCGTCTATTATTCCATTTGTATTTATTTCTCTAGATAAATCTGGAATCCAACCGTGCGTTTTAAAAAATTTTAATAAATTATTTAGCTCTTTTACTTTCTTTATATCCTCTTCTATCCCCATCCTAATTCCTCACTTTTCTTATATGTGGCAATCAACAATAACTAAATATTTATCTTGATTTTCTGGCTTTTGTATTGTTTCTGTAAATTTTTCTATAAATAATAATTCACTATCTTTTGTATCATTTGCCATTGCAAACCATCCCATTTCTCCTTTTTCATGCCATCCTTTTTCATCTAATAATGCCCAAGTAGTAAATATACTATTTATTTTTGCATAATTTTCTTTTGTTTCATACCTTTCAATATAATATTCTTTTTTATATATTTCCCATTTAATCATTTCTTTTTCTTCTTCATTTTGAGGTTCTTGACCTTCAACGTATAATTCCCAAAATCTAATTGATTTATTATATGTATTATTAAATTCTATTGCTTTTTCAAATTCAATATCTTTAATTTTTGCACCTGTAACCCATTTAAATCCTTCTGGTGCTTTTTTATTTATACTATCTAAATTTCCCCAAGATGGTGTTCCTTCTTCAATATCTTTAACTTCTTCTTTAACTAATAAAATTTTGTTCCATCGACCTCCTATCTCATACCAATCCCATTTTGAATTTGGATTATACGTAGTTAAATGATTTCCATTTTTATCATAACTTTCATCCTCGTATATTTGTAATTTATATAATTCTTCATCTGTATTTGCATTTAAATATTCTATATCATATTTATCTAGTTCTTCTCCTTTTTCTTTTCTTTGTAATACTCTTTCTTTTCTTTCTTTTGCACTATTAATTATTGCTTCTTTCGTTTCATCTACATATGGTTCTACTTCCATATTTTCACTATATGGAGCTAGCATCTCTCCTATTTTATTTAATTTATCTGTTATTACAGCTACTGTATAATGACTCATCTATTCTTCCTCCCCTTAATTATTCTTTCCATCTCACTTCATCAGCTCCTAATAATCTAGTTAGGCTCTCTCTGTTCACTATCGTTATTAATTTTCCTTGTTCATCATAATAGCTGTACTCTATTAACTCTTCTCTCTTTACTTCCATAATTTTTTCCTCCGTTTAATCTAATCTTGGTAAATGTCTACTATATTCTTTTTCGTAGTTTTTCTCTTCTTCTTTTCTAATTCTTGTTTTTTGTTTTGGTTTTAATTCTGGATGTATTTCTAAAAACTTTCTTCTATGTCTTGTTATACTCTCAAAACTTATTCCTGCATTAGTTAATGTTTGTAATGCTGTTTTAAAATATGTTTCTGTTAGTCTTGGAAATAATTCTTTAACTGTTTTATATATTAAATAATTATCATCTTCTCTTGCTCTTGTATCTTCTTCTAGTATCTTATAAACTATATCCCTTACTCTGCTTCTTCTCATTTGTATTCCCTCCTATAAATTTGGCTTGTCCCAATATAATTTGCTTTATAAATTGTATCTTCTCAATATCATTTAATTTTAGTAGTTCTTCTGTATTTATAATTTTCATAACTACCTCCTGATTATATTTACAAATTCGCTATATACTTTTCTAAATACCATATTTACTTTTCCTGTAGTTCCTGCTCTTTGTTTTGCTAGTTTTATTGTTACTACTGGTGCTGCTGCATCAGTTTCTTCTTCTTGATATATAAAAATAACATTGTCTGCATCTTGCTCTATTGCTCCAGATTCTCTTAAATCAGATAACATTGGTTCTTGTCTTGTTGCATTTCTATTTAATTGACATAGCCCTATTATTGGTATTTTTAACTCTAATGTTAAAAGCTTTAGTGTTCTAGTTATATCTGCTACTTCTTGCTCTCTTAAATTGAATTTTTGAGAACTTTTAATTAGTTGTATATAATCGATTATTATTAATCCTATGTTTTTCTTGTTTTTCAGTTTTCTTGCTTCTACTTCTATTTGCTGTATTGTTCTTAAATTACTAGTAATATATAAAGGTTTTTCTTCTAATTCTGCTCCAGCTTCATATACTTTTACTGCTTCTTGGTCAGTTAATGTTCCTAATCTCATTTTTGTACTATTTATTCTTGTATCTTTCGCTATTAATTTTGTTATAATTTGTTCTTCTGACATTTCTAAACTTATAAACATTACTGGTATTTTCTTTTTAGCTATATAGTCTGCTATTTGTAATGCAAATGTTGTTTTTCCCATTCCTGGTCTAGCGCCAATTATTGTTAACTCTTCATTATGTAGTCCGCAAGTTAATTGATCTAAATCTAGCATTCCTGTATACAAGCTATAATCATTTTTGTTTTTCATATTTTTCTCTATCATGTCTAAAGTATCTATAATCTGCTCTTTTAAACTTTCTTCTTTAACTTCTCTATCTTCAATTTTATTTAACTCTTTTATTACTTTTTCTATGTCTATATCTATATTTTCAGCATCTTTTATTTTTGTTACTGACTCATTTAATAGTGTTTGCATTTGTCTTTTTTTAGTTAATTGAATTAACTTTTTATATACACTCTCTGCAGTTGTGCTGTATATATTCTCACTTAATGTTGCTAAATAACTTAATATATTTTTTTCATCTGTCAACTTATTTTTTACAGTTAACATTGTAATTTCTTCTTTTGCTCGTTTTAAACTTTGTATTGCTTTAAATATTTTTTTATTTAATCTAGTTGTAAAATCTGCATCTATGAGCTCACATTCATAATTTTCGAAAATTAGATAATATAACATTGCCTTTTCTATTTCTTCATCCTGCATTGCTTTTACCTCTAAGTAGTTTTAAATATTCGTCTTCGCTCAACTTCGATGTGTCTATTACTTCTACGTCCTCAGTTTTAATATTATCTTTCTTTTCGTTTTTGTTTTGATTTTCATTTTTAGCTTCTGCTAATGTTTTTATGTTAGCTCTAGACCAATTATTGAGAATTGCCTTTATATAACTGATTGTTCTTTTATTGTTTTCTATGCTAATTTGCATTGCATAAATAACTAGATCTTCTCCTAATTCATCTGTAAAATCTTCTAAAACTTTTGATGTATAAGGTGTTAGTAGATTAATATTTTCTTCGTAAAATTTTGAAACTTTTTGAAAACCGTCGCCACAACTTTCGCTTTCTTCTTGTTCTTTTTCTTTACTATTCTTATCTATACTAATCTTATCTAATCTATTCTTATCTATACTGTGTATACACTCTGTATCCAAGTTGTATACATTGCTTTTATCTATTGTCAATCTTGCTTTTTCATCTTTATATATTGTTTCTTTATATCTATCTTTCTGAAGATAATTATTTAATCTCCAATGCCTTATAACTAAAACTCCTGTATCAAAGGGAATTACAAAAGATTTAGCTATTAATATTTTTAAATCATCTTCTTTTTTTCCAGTCATTCTCATTATAGATTTCCATTTGTCTACAAAACCATCATCATCTGCTTGCATAGATAAATGAAAATATAAATTTTGAGAACTATCTGGCATTTCTAAAAACTCATCACTCCCAACTACGGAGTTATTAAACATTCTTTTTTGTGCCATTTTTTTTTCCTCCTATGTAAAAATAAGGTATAACATATGTTGTCATACCCCGTTGTCCACACTAATTAACATTTATAAAAGGAATTGCATCTGAAGTAGTTGTTGGTAATTGTCCATTCCATTTTTCTATTGCCTTTTGTTCGTTTTCAATTTCTTTTAACCTTAAGTAATTATCTGTAATTTGCTCATTTTGTTGTCTCATTACTTCAGCATCTGCCTTAGCGTTTTCTATTTTTTTCTCGTTTTCTACTTTTGCTTTTTCTAATTCATATTGTGCTTTTTGTGTTTCTTGCTCTACTATTTGTTTTTGTTCTACTGCTGTGTCAAATTCTTCTGAAAAACTTAAATCTGTTATATTTAAAGCTGTTACTGTTACACCTTTA